TGAGATTAGCTGAAGCTACTGATGCATACATCAAACAACAACAGAAAGATAAAAAATCGGATAAGGTTACTCCAGCATATAAGAGTAATAGAGGATGGTGGAAAAAATAGTTTCATACGTTGAAGGCAATTTAAAAATGCTTGCCGATAAATTTCAATTGTTAGATTGGTACAAAAAAGAACAAGTACTTTATCGTATGAATGTATGCAAGCATACTTGTTTGCCTAAAGGTAAATGTGAAGTATGTGGTTGTACAGTTCCAAACAAAATGTATTCTATATATTCATGTGATACAAAAAAGTTTCCGGATATGATGGGGAAAGAGGAATGGGAAAAGTATAAGAAAGAAAACAATATTCATGTACAACGAATTGATAGAGATTGATAGAGAGGGTAATGTATTTATGCAAGATAATTCAATTGCATTAATGCCTAAGCTGTGGGAAGTATATAAGCATAAACGAATGGGAAGTAATATGGTTAGATGGATAGTAGCTATGGCTGACTATAAATCTCCTTATCGTAGGTTGCCAGAAAAAGAAAGAGTAAGGACTGTAACTTATAGTATTTTTGAGAGTTACAAGAATAAGCTGTGTGATGAGGAATTAGTATTGGAAGCATTAGAGGAATATAAAAAATTACAATATGATCCTTTAGTTGACCAGTATAATGCTATGAGTGAGCAAATGTATTTAATAACTGAGGTGTATAGGGCAATGGTTCCTACACAAAGTAACTTAGAAGATTTAAATGACATAGCAATCAAAATGGAAAAGGCAGCTGTAGCAAGAGATAAAATAAAAGCATTGATTTTAAAGGATAGAGAAAGTGACTCTAAAATTCAAGGTACAAGTAGTGAAAACTTTAGTATGTTAGAAAATAAATTAAGATTAGAAGAAAGTTGATTAGTGGAGATAAATATAGACCAGTACTTTTTGATAAGACTTCTAAGAAATTAAGAAGAGGCTCTATTGACCATAGCAACTATTGGAACGAACAAATAAGAAGATGTAGAGAAGGGTGGAAACCTACTGGTGGTACATTTATGCCAGGGCCATATTATTTCTATTTAAATTTTTCTAAGATACATGCTTACGATGAAAAGACTGGTAGAAAGAGAATGATGGCTCCAAGCTATCGAGATCAAGACCACGAATACTATACTGAAATACATAATGCTAAAGAAGGTGGTTATGGTATTATAGTAGGAAAAGCAAGACGAAAAGGATTTTCATTTATGAATGCTAATATACTTTTAGCAGAATGGAGTTTATATCCAGACAGTGAAAATGGTATAGGGGCTCAAATGGAACACTATGTACAAGATTTTCGAAAAAAGATGATGATGTCATATTATGCATTACCTACTGAAATGCGTAGTCAAACATTACATAATAATGAATTAATACTACAATCAGGTTATAAAGAAAAAGAAGAAGGTCAGTGGGTAGAGAAAGGAATGAAGAGTATGATTCATTTTAGAGTAATGGATAAGCCAGATGCTTTTCGTGGAACTACAATGACATATTGGGTACTTGAAGAAGCTGGTGAATTTAAAAAACTCAAGAAAGCTTATTACGCTAATGAAGAATGTTTTAGAGAAGGTTCTTTACAATTTGGTGTACCAATAATTGGTGGTACTTCAAATCAAATAAGTAATGAGAGTGAAGATTTTATGGAGATGTATTATAATCCAGAAGAATATAACTTAAAGAAAATATTTATTAGTGCTGCTAAAGTATATCATGGATTTTTTCATTATAAAACTGGGATTAGTGATGTTGAAGGAGCTACTAAACATATAGAACATAGAGCTGCTGAAAAAAAGAAAGCAAGAGATAAAGCTTTATATTATGCATTCAGACAGGAGATGCCACTTAAAGAAGAGCATATGTTTCTTCAAGTAGGCACGACTCCTTTTGATTTAGATAAAATTAATATTCAGACAACTAATATACTTACTAATAAAAAATTAAATATTGTTAGAAAAGCAAATTTACATTGGCAAAAAAATAGTAAAGGGAAATACATATTAGGTTCTAAGATTGATGTAGAATATAGTTCTGATGGTACTTTTGAAATATTACACGAAAATTTAGAAAGTTTTAAAAATGTACATGTATCAGCTGTTGATCCATACCATGTTGATGATTCATTAGAAAATTCTATAAGTGATAAAGAATCAGATGGTTGTATGTGTGTGTATCGTAGATTTGTTAATATGGATATTCCTGGAGAATTGCCAGTTGCTATGTATACAGATAGACCTTATTCTAAAGAAGAATTTTATGAGAACTGTTTAAAATTAGCAGTTTATTATCAATGTCAAATTTTGGTTGAATATAATGATGATGGTTTTTTAAAGTATTTTATTAAACATAATATGACCAGGTACTTAAAAGAAAGACCACGCTCTGCAGATTCACCGTATAGTCAAGTTTCTAATAAGTATGGTATTCATATGAAGAGTTACCAAAAATCTTTATTGGTAGAATTAGTAGATGAGTATATTAAAAAACATTATGAAGATATTTATTTTATGAGATTGTTAGAAGAAATGGCAGTTTTCGGTAAAAGAAATACAGATAGAGTAATGGCTTTTGGATTAGCTTTAATACACGATATGGACACAACAAGACATATTGTTAATAAAGAAGAAGAAGAAGATGCTGTAAAAGATTTTTATCCACATTTTAAAAGAAAAAGTGATGGATCAATAGTTACAGTAAATAATAATAATAATAATAACTTTCAAAAGAGGTCAAAAAATCCTACTTTTGATTATAACTTTGATTAGGAATGAGCGATAGTGTAAATTTTCCAAGACAAAATATTCCTGCTGATAAGAAAAACGAAGAATGGGTATTAGACTGTGTAAATGCAATCTTAGGATATCAAGATACAGGAGATAGATACCGGAATGAAAAAGTAAAGGATCACGAAAATTATCTAATAGCAGAAGGTTATTTTGATATTAAACAATTTGAGTATGTTACCGACATGTATGGTATAACAGCTCCAGCTCGTTTAGTAAATTATCCAATTATAATGCCTAAGCTTGATTTATTAATTGGAGAATTAATATCTCAACCTTTATCTTTCACAGCTTTTGTAGTTAATAGAAGTGCTATAAGACGTAAGAATGAAAAGAAAATTCAAGTTGCAGCAGAATTTATTTTAAGACCTTTAAGAGCTAAAATTTCAGAAGCTACTGGTGTAGAGTTTCAAGATGAAGATTTAGGAATGGAACTTCCTGAAGATGTTAAAGCATTTCAAGAATATAAATTTAGAGATGCAATTGAAGATCAAGTTCATGTAGGCTTAGAATATCTTATTCAAAAATACGATTTAAAGAATATCTTTAAAAGAGGATTCTTTGACATGGGCGTAACATCTAAAGAGTTCTATAGAGTTGTTACTAAAAATGGAGACCCTGTACCAGAAAGGTTAGACCCAAGAACAGTTATATACGACCCTGATTCTGATAAAGAATCATTACAAGATTCACTATATGCTGGTGTAGATAAATATTTTACTATTAATGAAATTATTGATAGGTGGGGGCATATGCTTACTAAAAAAGATATTGACTATTTAGAAGAATTACAAAATCAAGAATCTGCCTGGTATGCTGAAAACAATGTACCATTTAGTTCATATATATATACACAAGATACTTCATTAAAAATTAGAGTTGTTGATGTTCAATGGCGCTCTATTAGAATGATGAAGTTTAAAGAATCGCCTAATAAGTTTGATCCAGAAGTACCTTATTATAAAATGCTTCCAGATGATTATAAAGAAAAGAAAGGTGAGAAGATTGTAAAAAGACCTATGGTTGAGGTTTGGGAAGCTATTAAAGTTGGACATGAAAAATTAATTAAATGGGGTCCAAAACCTAATCAATATAGATTTGAAGAAAATTATGCTGAAGCTAAATTAGATTTCTTTGGTGTTATTAAGACTAATTTAAATGGTAGAACATTATCTATTGTTGATGCTCTTAAAAATATTCAAATACTATATAATGTGGTTATGTATCACATTGAGTTATGTATGGCAAGAGCTGGTGGTAAATCTATTGTTTATGATGTTTCACAAAAACCTAAGAATACACCATTAGAAGATGTATTGTATCATGCTAAAAACTCAGGATTAATATTAATTAATTCAAAACAAGAAGGTCAACAGATTTCTACATTTAATCAATTTCAACAAATTGATTTTACATTAAGTAATTCGGTTCAGCAATTAGTTAATTTAAAAATGATGTTAGAAGAAACTGCTGATAAACTTACTGGCATATCTGCTGCAAGAAGTGGTATTCAAAAATCAGGAGATTTAGTAGGAGTTACAGAACGTAATGTATTACAATCAACTACTATTACTGCGCCAATTTTTGAATTACATTATAAAATAGTTGGAGAAGTCTTACAAGACATGGCAAACAAAATGCGTTTGTGTTGGGCTAATGAAGGGCGTATGGCTAATATCTTTGGAGATATGGGTATGCAAACCTTTAA